TTCTAGCGGAACGATTAATTTAGGTTTTAGTGGCGATAATACACAATACATAAATGGAGCGGGAAATTTGACTACATTTCCGACTTTGATTACTAGCATAGGTTTGACTATGCCGGCGGCTTTTGGCGTCTCTAATAGCCCCCTAACGGCCAACGGAACGATAGGAGTAAGCGCTTTGGGTTATCCTTCTCAATATATTAGAGGAGACGGAACTTTAGCCGACTTCCCTACTAGCGGAGGCGGAGGATCTTCGGTTTCTTACTATTTTAATGGAGGAACTAGCCAAGGGACAATAGGGGGTACTACTTATTACGAAATGAGTAAGACGGCCGATACGGGAACGGGAGTAGACTTTAATAAAACGGGAGACGGATTTATAGTAGCGTTTTTAACGGACGCGGGCGATCCGAGTTTATTACAAATACCGGCGGGAAATTGGGACTTTGAAATTTACGCTTCTATGAGTTCTAACGGAGGTACTCCGGAACTTTACGCGGAATTATATAAATACGACGGTACTACTTTTACTTTAATTGCTACTAGTTCGCACGAAATTTTATACGACGGAGTTAATCTTAATTTATATTCTTTTGCTACGGCAGTTCCGCAGACTTCTTTAACGGTTACGGATAGATTAGCGATAAAACTTTACGCAGACAATAGCGGCGGTAAAACTACGACAATACATACGCAAGATTCGCACTTATGCCAAGTTATAACGACTTTTAGTACGGGACTAACGGCTTTAAACGGATTAACTGCGCAAGTACAATACTTTGGGACCGGTACGAGCGGAAGCGATTTTAATATCGTTTCTAGCGTCGATACGCATACTTTTAATTTACCAAATGCAAGCGCAACTAAAAGAGGGGCTTTAAGTGCTGCGGATTGGTACTATTTTAACGGTAAGCAAGACTATATAACTGCGGGAACTACTTTAGAATATTGGAGGGGCGATAAAACTTGGCAAACTTTAAATACTTCAATAGTTCCGGAATTAACAAACTTATATTTTACGGACGCAAGGGCTAGAACTGCGATTAGTCTTACGACTACGGGATCTACGGGCGCTTCTACTTATAATAACAGTACGGGAGTTTTAAATATTCCTAACTATGCGGACCAATACGTCGGAACGGTTACGAGCGTAGGTTTGTCGGCCCCAACGGGCTTTAGTGTTTCCGGTTCTCCGGTTACTTCTAGCGGTACTTTAGCTTTATCTTTTGCAAGTGGGTATTCTTTACCTACAAATGTTAAGCAATCAAATTGGGACGACGCCTATACTTGGGTAGCGGCCTTCCCTACTCAAACGGGAAATAACGGTAAGTTTTTAACTACCGACGGATCTAGTTTGTCTTGGGCGGCTAATCCTTTAGGAACCGTAACGAGCGTAGCTATGTCAGTACCTACGGGATTAACTGTATCGGGAAGTCCTATTACTACTAGCGGAACTCTAGCGGTTACTTTAACTGCGGGCTACTCTATACCTACTACGGCTAATCAATCTACTTGGACGACTGCTTATAATAGAAGTTTAACAAGTGCGGCGGTTACGGGTACTACGACTAAGACTCTTACTTTGAACCAACAAGACGGAGGAACTATTACGGCTTCTTGGACTGATATTAATACGGACGCGGTTACTTCGGTGTTCGGTAGAACGGGCGCGGTAGTGGCAACGGAGGGAGACTATACTTTAACTCAATTAGGAGACGTAACTATTACGAGTCCTACTTCGGGCCAAGTATTAAAATATAACGGGACGGCGTGGATAAATGATACGGACGCAAATACGGGGACAGTTACTAGCGTTGCTATGACAGTTCCAACGGGTTTAAGTATTGCGGGTTCCCCTATTACAAGTTCGGGAACTTTAGCGGTTACTTTTGCGGCCGGATATTCTATTCCTACTAACGCTTCTCAAACTACTTGGGATACGGCTTATACTAATAGAATAACTAGTCTTACTACAACGGGGACAAGTGGAGCGGCAACTTTAGTAAGTAACGTTTTAAATATTCCACAATATCAAGCGGTTTTAACTAATCCGGTAACCGGAACGGGTAATAATAATTACATAGCTAAATTTACTTCTACGGGAAGCACGATAGGAAATAGTATAATTCAAGAATCGGGAGGAAATATTGGTATAGGTATTACCCCAAATGGTAATTTGCAATTTACAAGTGTAGCTAAAACAAGAAAAATAGTATTGTATGAAGGAGCAAATAATGACTATCAATTTTATGGATTTGGCGTTGAATCGGGTAAATTAATATATAGCACTTTTAGTGCGGGAGACGATCACGTTTTCGTAACGGGAACAAGTAGTACGACAAGAAGTACATTAATGACAATTAAAAGCGACGGAACTATATTAATGGGAACCGTTACTACCGGAGTTTGGCAAGGTACTGCAATCGCAGACGCATATATATCAAGCGCGGCAACGTGGAACGCAAAACAAGGAGCAATAACTTTAACTACTACGGGAACGAGTGGCGCGGCTACTTTTGTTTCTAATACTTTAAATATTCCTCAATATCAAAGTGTATTAAGTAATCCGGTTACGGGTACGGGGACAAATAACGTTATTCCTAAATTTACTTCGACCGGAAGTACAGTAGGGGACAGTATTATTTCTAATACGGGGGCAAGTTCGGAGCAAGTTACTATAAGTAAAAGCGGGAATCACGGTACAAGATTAGATATTAATAACGCTACGGACGGAACTGTGGCGCAATCTTATATAGGATTAAATGGAACTTCAAGTACTAAGTTTTTAAATTTTGGTAAAATATGCGCTTCCTTTACTGTTCCGGCTTGGCTAGACGCAAACGCCGGATATATTTATAACGGAACGGGAAATTTAATTTTATATAATGAGACAAGTAATATAAAATTATTATCTAACGGAATTTCGGATAGATATTTAATGGTAACTTCTGCTATTCCTATTTCGGTAGGTAACGGAACGATAGGAGGTAGATACGAATTTTATAAAGACGGAACTCCAAGTAAAGCGGGAAGTATTGGAATCGGTATGTCGGGAGACGCGGCCGGAGACAATATTATGATAGCAACTTATAACGCTAGTACTAATTGGGTATCAAGAATAACAGTACTAAATTCTAACGGAAATGTAGGTATCGCAAATCCTAGTCCAAGTTATTCTTTAGATGTAAAATCTTCCGCTCGTATTCTTAACGATACCGGTGCAAATAGTATTACAAATTTTTATGTAGCGGCAGATAAAGCGGGTTCATCTGCTCCCGATCCTTATAATATAGGAGGTATAAGGTCGCAGTTTGTAGATTCGGCTTGGCTTAGTGCTAAAACAATATTATTGGGTTCGGCTTTAACGGGTTATGGTTCGCCAACGGAACGTATTTCTTTTTTAACTGACGGAACTAATCTTATAACATCAATGAGTGGCTTTGTGGGTATTGGAACTCCTAGTCCTACTTATAAATTTGAAACATTAGGAACTTCCGTTATTACTGCGGCTTTTGGTAGAAGCGATTACGGAGCAACAAATGTTATGCTTATAGCAATGAACGGTTATAGAGATGTTTATAAACAAGCTATTGGCGTTATAAGAACGGGCGATTACGATAAAGGCGATATGGTATTTTGTTTAAATGATTCAGCAAATAGTACAGTTGTTTCAATATCGGACGTAAGGGCGCGTATTACAAGTGCGGGATTATTTGGTATCGGGTGTACTCCTACCGAAAAATTAACTATTGAAGGGGCGGTAATTAGATTACAAGGGGGAGCCGGTGTTTCTCCGTTTGCAATAGCAAATAATAACTCTACCGGATTTAGGGTATATGATTATACTGCGTCGGTAGATAGATTAGTTATTTTGCCAAGTGGATATATGGGGGTAGGTACTTCAACTCCTATTACAAAAATGGAGGTAAGATATAACGGTAATAATGGAGGAGGCGATTATGCCGGTTATAATATTTTAGCTACTACTGATTCTACAAGTACTGTTTATCAAGCAACAATTGGGGCAATGCACCAAGGAGCGGGATATGCTAATTTAAACTTAGGTAGTAAAGACGTAGGCGGATTAAATATATTTTGGCATATTTCTAAAAGACTTGCGGCGGACGGACATAGATTAGAATATTACTATTATAATGGATCGGGATTTGTTTCAAAGTTTTACTTTACTAATTCGGGCGATTTTTGGGCGGCGGGAGACGTTACGGCTTATTCCGATATTTCAGTAAAAGAAAATATCCGTCCTATTGAAAATGTATTAACTAGAATAAATAATTCTAGAGGAGTTCTTTATGATAGAATAGACACTAAGACTAAAAATAATATAGGATTTATAGCGCAAGAATTAGAAAAGGAATTTCCGGAATTAATTAGCACAAATACGGACGGTACTAAGGGGGTTAAATATCAAAATGCGGTAGCGGTATTATTTGAGGCTATTAAGGAGCAACAAAAACAAATTAACGAACTTAAAAGTAAAAACTAATGGCACTCCCAAGTAGTGGTACTTTATCTTTAGGCGATATAGCGGCAAATCAAGGGGCTAATTCAGTAGGAGTAGTTACGCCTTATTCTTTATATCAATTATGTACCTTAACGGGGGTAGGTACTTATTACGACGGCGCTTGGTTTAGAGATTACTTTATAAGTAATTTTTATTCTTGGGCCGGATATGGGTACAAGTTCGGAAGTCCGGCTATTTTACACGATTTCGGCTTAAGTACTAGATTTCCTACAAGTTCAAGCGCGATTATAGATACAAGCGGAAACGCAAGAAACGGGACTTTTGTAACCGGAACCGGCAACGGAACGGCTACTAACGTAACGGGTTATACTACGGGTTATCCGGCAAATATTGCTATTAATTCCGCTTCTCAATATTCAATAAGATTAAACGACGTAGCTAAGTTTTCGGGGACCGCTTCTTATACAGTTATTTCTTGGGTAAAAGTAACTTCGTTTCCTAGTTCATATCCGGCCGTAGTAGGCGCCGAAGGTAGAAGCGGAAGTACTCCTATTGGTTGGAGTATGCACTTAGATAACGTTAGCGGTTATCATTTAAATCATACTCGTTGGAATTTAGTAACGGGGGTTCCTCTTACAGTAACCGTAACTTTTGGGGCCGGTGGCGCTCCTTCTTTTGCTACGGGAACGTGGTATATGACAGTAGCAAGGTGGGACGGTTCTCTTATTAATGTAGATTTATACGCCAATGGATCAAGATACGGTAGCACTTCGGGCGGAGTATCTTCTTTATCTACGGACGCTTCTTGGGGTGCTTTTATAGGATTACGTTATAATAATTGGCTAAATGGAAACGTAGGTTATACGGGAATTTATACAAGTGCTTTAACTAACGCTCAATTAGACGAAATTTACGAATTTACACGATATAGATACGCATAATGATAACAATAAACTTTAACATATTAAAAACAGTAATTAAGATAATTCTATTTTTAGCTTTATCTTATTTTATACTAAGTTTTAACGCTAATACTAGTTATACTAACTTTGTTAGTCAAGATTCAGTAATGGAAAACTTTTACCCTTAAAATATAAAATATGAAAATTCAAGCGATTTCATCTTGGCAAAATGGTCAAGAAAAACTAGGAACCCAATTTATTTTATCTAGTAGTTTTGATAATTTTTTCGATTCGGCTAGTTTCTCTTATACTATTAATAGTGAGGAGGTAAGCCATATAGAAGACGGCGTTAAAATTATAGACGTTAACTCCCAACAATTAGTAAGCGGAAGTTTATATATTGGAGGGCAAGATTATATAGATTGGAGTAGTGCTACCGACGTTAACTTATGGGCCTATGAATGGTCGGCCGCTCAGTTAAATTTGGTTTTAATACCGGAATAACTTTAAATTTGTATAAAATAATCAATTTATGAAGTACGAAAAAATCGGTCTAGTAATTAGCCAAATTAACCAAGTAATCGGTAAGCAAGAAACTAAGGTCCAAAAGAAACTATTTAAGTTCGGAGAAAAGCTAAAACCTTATCAAGAAACTTATGTAAACAAAGTCGAGGAACTTAGACTAGATAACGCCGCTACGGACGATAAAGGCGTTTTAACAGTAGACGAGAAAGGCGAGTATAAATTTACTAAAGAAGGCCTTAAGAAATTAAGAGAAGACATTAAGAAACTTAACGAAAGCGAGTTCGACTTTAAGCCTATTGAGGTATTAAATCCTAAAGGATTAGAGGAGTTCCACTTCCTAAAAGATTGGGTTAACGGTGTAACTTTTGACGAACAAGAAATCGAAGAGGAGTTATAGAATGAAAAATTTGTTCATAGTGATTTTAGTTTTATTGATAGGGTGGCTATTTTTTAGCCGCCCTACTGATTTAACGACAGTACGAACCGAAATAGATACTCTTTACAAGTACGATACTTTTAAGATCACTAAGAAAGGGAAGGACATACCTTACAAGGTTTTAGATACTGCCTACCTAATAGACGAGGTCCACGATACGACCTTTATCCTTAAGGATTACGCCGAAGTAAAGGCCTATTCCGATACGATATTTAAGGACTCAAATAGATTCGTTATTAACGATACAATTTCCCGCAATAAGATCCAATCTAGGGGCTTCGAGGCCCTACTAGCCGAGAAAACGATAATTAGAAATAATTATATCTTTACTAAGGAGAAAGGCGCGCTTTATATAGGCGGCTTTACTTCCTACGATAGAAGAGACGGGAAACTAGGTCTAGGATTGGGGTTAAACTATAAAACGCCGAAAAAAGATATATTTTCTTTAGGGTACTCGACTAACGTAGTAACGATAGGGTATTCTAAAAAAATATATTAATGAGAGAGGTCTTACAAAATTTGGGGATAAATATAGGAATGAGCGTAGCGGGCCTTTTTGGATCTATTCTTATGATAGGCAAAGATACTAAAATGGATCTTCGTAAGTCTATTACTTCAATATTCGCGGGGGTGGCGTCGGCTAATTATCTTACTCCGGTGGCCTCGGATTTATTCAGCGTTACAAAGGTCAACTATCAATTTTCAATAGCTTTTTTATTAGGGTTCTTAGGACTTAAAGGAGTCGAGTTAATGCTATCCAAGGTATTAAAGGATAAGCCGGCCCCTAAAAAGCCAATAGTAAAAAAGGCGAGAAAAAAGGTTAAGAAATGAACTTACAAGTAATAAAATATTATGTAATCGTTCTAGTCTCGGTAGCGTGCGTTATTCTATCTATGTCCGCTTTAAAGGAAATAGAAATAGCCCAAAACAAACTAGACGAAGGTAAGAAAATAGCCTACTATCTTAGGTCCTCTACTGACTCTTTAACTTATTACGCGATTGCTTATACAAGTACAAAAGATTCTAGTTTCCTAGATACATTTAACAAACACTTAGAAAGGAGAAAAGAAAAGACTTTTACGCTAGATCAAGAAGCGCAAGTATTTTATAATAAGGGCCTAGAAATAAGTAACCAATTAGCCAAGAATATAGAAAAGCCGGCCTTTGACAGTTTAAACTCTACGGCCTTTTTTAGTAAGGAGTATTTAGGCTATAAGTCTAACATTTATACTAATATAGAAGAGTTAAGAAACTCTATTACTGATAAGGCTAAAAAGAAGCTAGAAATTGAAAGTAACTTATTAAGTATTTATATTTATTTACTTTGTCTTACGATAATGTATTTAATAGTAGAGGTAAGAAATAATAACGAGAAACAAATTAAGAAAACAGTTAAACGCAAAAAGAAATGATAAAGAACTTTATTTGGCATTTATTAAGCGATAAGTCTCCATTAAACGGAGGTATAGCGATCGGAGTAGGGGCTTTTATAATGATGTGCGTCTTTGCGGTATCCGATATAGGAACCGGACTATTCCAAAAAGACCTAGTAGTAAGCGATACGATCTATCACAGTTTCGTAGCTATTGTCTTTGCGGCGTTCTTTAAGAGTCTTTACGAGAATATAAAAGGAAACAAAAACTTATAATATGAAGTTAAGCGAACACTTAGAACTAGCGGAGTTAATCCGTAGCGAGTCAGCAAAGAGACAAGGGATTAGCAATATGCCAACTCCCGAACATATCGAGAACTTTAAGTTACTAGCCGAAAAGGTATTCGAGCCTATTCGAGTTAATTTTCGTTGCCCGATCCATATTTCGAGCGGTTATAGGTCCAAGGAGTTAAATAAATGTATCGGAGGTTCCGCAACTAGTCAGCATTGTAGCGGCGAAGCTATCGATATAGATATGGACGGAAGCCTACAAGGAATTACTAATAAAATGGTTTTCGATTACATAAAAGAAAGCCTAGAGTTTGATCAATTAATTTGGGAGTTTGGATCGGACAGTAATCCGGATTGGTGCCACGTTTCGTACGAGTCGACGGGTAAGCAACGTAAACAAGTACTTAAAGCTAAAAGAGTTAACGGTAAGACTGTTTACGAACCGTATAAATAAAATGATTTCCCGCTCCGCTATTGACTTAATACTTCAATTCGAGGTAGGAAATAAAAACTACTATAATAAGTTTTTGTTTAGGCCAAGTTATCGGGGGACGGGAATTATAATAGGAATAGGCTACGATCTAGGAAATACTTATAAGACGCAGTTAGTAGACGATTGGGACGGGAATATTAACCCAAACTATTTCCCGCTCTTATTTAGGGTTTTAGGGCTTAATGGTAATCCGGCTAAACAAATGCTAACTTCGGACCTACTTAAAGTAACTATTCCCTATTTAAACGCTTACGAGGTATTTATAAAGAGGACGATCCCTAGAGGGTATAGTATGGCTAAATTTATTTATCCACATTTAGACGATTTAAACGCTAATACAAGGGGGGCTTTAGTTTCTTTAGTACTTAGTCGGGGAATTAGCTTAGAGGGCGAGAATCGGGAGGAAATGAGGGAAATAATAGATTTTACAAGGAATAAGGATTACGAGGGGATAGCAGACGCCTTAGAGCGATCAAAAAGACACTTCGAGGAGAAAGGCCTAGACGATCAAGTTAAGCGAAGGGAGGCGGAAGCGGACCTAGTTTTATCTAGCCTTTATTAAATATCTTCATAACGTTGATTCATACACGACGTACGGCCTCCGTTTCTACGGGGGCTTTTTTATGCTATAAAGTGGGTTTGTCCGGTTTTTTGTCCGGACAATCTTCGGACAGTTTTACCCCTTTAACAAAGTTTAACACTTCGTTAACAAAAAAGATTTGGCTACTATGTATACAATGTATACCTTTGAGAAACAAAAGCAAACGTTATGAGTAAAAATTTAGGATTTATTAATGAGCCTAGCTTACCTAGAGCAATCTTTAAAAAGGCTATTCGCGATTCTACTTTAGACAGTAGTAAAGCCGCAGTCTATTATATCTACTTAGATATGCCTAAGCCTAACGCTTACTTCGACGGAAGGCCGGAGCCAACGGGTAAATATTTCTATCCGTCTTCCTTAACTGATAAGGTTAAAGAGTATACCGATAAAGGGTACGACGTTTGGGTTCCTAGTAAATGGAAATAACAATTAAACAAAACGGGGGGACGGCCGCGCCGAACATATACGTTATGAAGGATCTAATAAAAACTATGAAGGAGACAATGGCTAGAGTCTACTGTCTTAAAACGGGTTGGGATTACGATAATCTTAGCCCTATTAAGTCCGCTATAATTAAAGCGTACTGTAATCAATTATTTATTAACAATGGGGACGAAAGCAAAGCCCTAGGTATTTTAGAGGAACAAATTAATTCATTCACTTTTAAATTTAATCAAGATGAAGTATAAAGAAAGTATCGAAGTTTCAACTATGAAAGGAGTAATAATTTTTATAGTTTGTATGATTATAGGCCTCTTAGCAGATAACCTATAAATCTATTAAAATGACTATTACCGATATAATATTCGACAGTAATAAAACGGCCATAGAGCAATATATTAAGATCCTAGAAATACAACTCTTAACAATGCCAAAATACAGTAAGGTTACTAGGACTATTATAGCTTGCAAAGAGTTAGCCGAGGAAATCAATATTTTATATAAAATAAAATCTAATTAAATGAAGGATCTAATAACGGTAAGGGTTTTACCGGAAACTAAAACCCAATTATTAACCGAAGCGGACCTAGGTAATACTACTTTATCTAGGGTAGCCTCTAAAATCTTAACTCAATACTATGAGCAAAATAAAAACACTAAGCCAAGTAAACAAGCTAGAGCGTCTATTAAATCAAGCGATAGGACGAGAAGTAATACTAAAGGACGATCTAAATAGGTGGCGCGCTTCCGGTCCCTACGACATTAATCGATTATTTAGCCACGAAAACGATATACTTCTAAAAATTGCTAGAATAAACGCAATCCAACGTAGGATATTAGATTCCTTAATGGTAAAAATAAAGGACCTCTATTTAGAAAGCAATTTTAAGATATTAGACAATGAAATACTTAATTAAAAACGAATACTTAATACAGTTAGAAAATGACGAACTTAAAAAAAGAATCAAAGAAAAAGACGACGAAATCAAGCGACTTCGTCGGGAACTCGAAACTCAAAAACTTAGTAGCGAGCCGGTACAAAAGCAAGATAAGGGAAGAGAAACTAGATAGGGCGGTTAAAATATTCGTAGACGTTTGTATTTACTACGACGTTACGATCCTACAAGTTAGGGCCAAGTATAGAGGCGTTACTGTGGTAAAGGTCCGACAAGTTTCTTGCTACGTTATCAAAGAAAAAACCGATTTAACATTCGGGGATATTTCTAATATCCTAGGAATAGATCGTAGTACGGCTAGCCATAATTACTCCTTAATAAAGGACCTAATTAATACTAAACAAGGGGAGGAAATAAAAAAAGATATTAACAATATTTTAATAGTTACTATCTAGTTATTATCATTAAATTGCTATATATTAGCACAAAATTAAACGTTATGAATCAAATCGAAAAGGTACAAAGTACTATTAGTTTTAGTAAGGAGCAACTAGAATTAATAAAATCTCAAATTGCTCCGGAGGCAACTAACGAGGAATTACAGTTATTTCTCTATACTGCTAAGAGGTCCGGCCTTGATCCATTGGCCCGCCAAATCTATTGTATACATAGAAGCGTAAAACTTCCGAACGGACAGTACGGTAAGAAAATGACCGTCCAAACTTCGATAGACGGATTTCGCGTAATAGCTGAAAGGTCCGGTTTATATGGAGGACAAGGAGAACCGATCTTCGAGTATAGTCCCGAAGGCGAAGTAGTTTCTTGTAAGGTCTCAGTCTATAAGTTCAAAGGAGACGTTCGCTACGAAGCGGCCGTAGGCGTTGCGTTCTTTAGCGAGTACGCTCAAACGGACCGAAGCGGAAACCTAACCGGCTTATGGGCTAGTAAAAAGCGTATTATGTTACAAAAGGTTGCGGAATGTTTGGCGCTCCGTAAAGCCTTTGCGCAAGACTTAAGCGGTCTTTATACTTCGGAGGAAATGCCGCCGGCGGAAGAGACAGTAACGTCTCCTTACATTAAGTCGCACGATAACTTAGAAGACATAGAATTAGCTATCGAGTTATGTAATAATAAAACCGAGTTAAAGTCTTTGTATGATCTAAATAAGGATATTGTAAACGATCTAGAATTGGTCCCTTTATTTACCGAACGTAAAAAATCCCTTAAATAATGAACGAAATAACCCTAGGCCAACTAGCGCCAACGAAAAGCGAAATAGATCAAATAACGGAAACGATTAGACTCGAACTAGAGGACGGTCGTATAAATCCGGAATTTGTAGCCGTTAAGATAGCGGCTATCGAAAACTTCGCCAAGGCTTTAAGAGTAAAGTCCGAGGAGTATATTATCGACTTCCTAAGTAAGTGTCCTAAAGGGACCTACGATTACTTGGGGGCTAAGATTTCGCTAAAGGATTCGCAGACTTACGACTATGGAGCCTACTCCGAAAGGTGGGCCGAACTAGAAGCGCAGATCCAAGTATTAAAAGCCGAGCAAAAAGAAATAGAGGAAACCGGCAAGAAATTTGAGCGCGGAGTAATACCTCTAAAGTCTTATAAACAAACTTATTCATTAACTTTAAATAAATAAATATGCCTCTATTAAAAACATTAACTCAATTTATATTAGAATTAGAATTATTAAAAGAAGAATATATAAAAAGAGGATATAGGGATTATAATACTGCTGATAGGCAATCTTACGGGCAGTTTGTTGAATTAAGCCAAATACTGTTTGAATTAAAAAACAATGTAATTAACAATTAAAAATAAATAATTTTATGATCGTAATTAATGTAGAACGCGATAAAATAACTTGGGTTCCGGTCCAAACTAAAAGCGGAGTAAAACACTACGCAAACCTAGCTATTGACCTATTAAGAGAAAAGGACGAGAAGGATAACACTCACTCCGTATGGAATAACCAATCCAAAGAGGACCGAGCAGAAAAAAAGAAAAAAGATTACGTCGGTCGCGGTAAGGAAATTAAGTTTAATCCGGAGGCTAAAAAGGAATACAGTAATAACCAACAAATAGACGATTTACCCTTTTAAATTAATAACGTTATGAAGACTTTATTTGACGAACTAGAGACGGAGGATTTTAAATGGTTTAATGATTATCATAAACAAAATCCGCAGATTTACGAGTACTTTAAGCGTTATACGTTTAAGTCTATCGAGCGAGGATTTAAGAACTTATCCGCAGAATTTATCTTTAATATTATTCGTTGGGAGACTCCGGTAAAAGCAAACGGAGACGACTTTAAGGTTAACAATAACGCGAAGCCGTTTTACTCCCGCTTATTTATGAAGGAGCACCCTACTTACGAAGGATTCTTTAGAAAAAGAGCAAGTAAAGCGGACGAAGTTTATATTTAATTACTTATATTTGTTTTAGGTGTCGGATACCTATTTAAAACTTATTGGCCTTGATACGAACCCCTAATCCGACTAGGGGGGAGTAGATAGGCCACTTTTATTTTATGGCAAAAGATCCCGCGTTTTTATTTTATAGTAGCGATTTCTTGAACGGAGTATCCGATCTAACAATGGAGGAACGGGGACAGTATATTACTTTACTTTGTCTCCAACATCAAAAAGGAAGTTTAAGCGAGAAAACCATTAGGTTAACCGTAGGTTCCGTTTCGGTTGACGTTATGCGCAAATTTGTAAAAGATAAAGAAGGAAATTATTTTCAGTCTAGGCTTAAAGAGGAAATAGAAAAAAGAGCAAATTTTACCGAAAGCCGTAGAAACAATGGGTTTAAGGGAGGTAGGCCTAAAGCTAGTGAGAAACCTAGTGGTTATCCTATCGGTTATCCTACGCCTAACCTTATGGAGAATGAAAATGAAAATGTAAATGAAGATAAAAATATAAATATAGATTTTGACTTCTTTTGGAATGACTACGACAAAAAGGTAGGCGATAAGAGTAGGTTAAAAAGTAAGTGGAATAAATTATCCGATAATGACCGAAATCAAATAATGGAATATTTACCTTTATACATAGAGGCAGTTCCCGACAAACAGTTCCGCAAAAACCCCGAAACATTTTTAAATAATAAATCTTGGCTAGATGAAATCGTTAAACGAATTAATCCCGACAACTATAAACAATCTTACGCCGAGCGTGAGTTTGCCAAACTTAAGAGTCTCTAACGCTTTAGAAAAACACGAATTAAAAGTATTAGACGCGCTCCAAACTATGAGCGTAGGCCGTTGCTCTAGGATAGAAGTAAAAGAACACTTAAAAACGTGCTTACATTTTAGCGGGTGTACTATACCAACTCCGGAAGAGTTTGAGTTTATGGTAACTTTTGTAATAGATAACTATAAACGTTTTTGTCTAAAAGAGTTAGGTTGCGCCTTCGAAATGTACGCCCTAAATAAGCTAGACGTAGACAAGGCTATTAAGTTTACTCCTAAGTTTGTAGGGGAGGTTTTAAGCGCCTACGAAAAAATCGCTATTAAGGTCCGTAGGAGCGTTGTAGTCGAGTTACCGGAGCCAAAGCCTAGAGAAGTATCGGAAGAGGAAATATTAGCCTCAAATCAAGAATTTTGGGCCGACTCAAAGAGTAAGGACTTTAGGTTCCTAAATGTTAAGGCTTTCGATATACTATGGAAACGAAAAGAGTTAAATATTACAATCCTAACAAAAGAAAAGGCAGACTCGATAAAAAGTAAGGTCCTAGCGTTCTACCGTACTAAACTACAAAATAAGGAAGACGAAGAGCGACTAACTAGCGAAGACTTTGTAAGGGATCAATGCAAGAAATATACTTTAATGCTATTTTATAACAATAAATTATAACATATGAAAACAGCAATGCAAGAATTAATTGATGAAATGGATATAATTAAAGGTCAATTATGGGAAGAAGGATTAAAAGACAAATCAGCAATGATAAGCGATATGATTAAAAAGGCAGTTAAACTACTTGAAAAAGAAAAGCAACAATCTATAAACTTAATAAAACAAACTTGTATGTTTATGGGTGCTTCTATTATTGATATAGAAATTAGTAAAATGGAGTTTGAAGATATTTATAACAATTATTATAACTAAAACAAATAATAATATGGAGTATATTCAAACATTGTTATTACTTATTATTCTTGAACGATTATTAATTGAAAGGCCTTCGTATAAATTAGGAATAGACTTTAAACCAAAAAGCCATATTTCATTATGGATTTATCATAAAGAAAAAAGAGACGGTCAATGGCAAAGATACGGCGGTAAATTGCTTTTTATATATAGATTTAACCAAAACAAATAAATAATGATAAAAGCGACAGTTATTTTTATCCTACAAATGATTTACTTTTTACTTATTTCGGTCCCGTTAGCTTGCTTACTTCTTATTACTGCAAACGTCTACTTCGAGGCCAAAAGAGTAATTTATAAAAATAAATCCTAAATTTGGTTAATGACATTAAAGCCGTTACCCAAAGTACTAGAGCAAACTCAAAAGGTTTTTAACGCTTATGTTCGTAAAAGAGACGAAGACGAAACTTGTATTTCTTGCGGATCTAACTCCGCTAATCAAGCCGGACACTATTTCCCCGTTAAAGGATTCTCTTCCCTTAGATACAACGAACTAAACGTTAATATTCAATGCGCGTCTTGCAATATGTATAAATACGGTAACCAAGCTATGTATAGAATAGGACTCGTAAGAAAAATAGGCGAAGAGGCAGTAAAGAACCTAGAACGCCAAGCCGTAAACGATAGAGTAAAGAAATGGACGAGGGCGGAACTGTATGAAATAATAAATAAATATAAAAATGGCGAAACTAAGTAACTCCGGTAAAGTAACCTTTGGCCGCAGAAAAGGCGGTAAGGCAACTAAAACTAAAGGACCTAAAGACAAACCGACTAAAGCCTATAAAGGCCAAGGCAAATAAAAACATTATGAACATAAACGAAATACGACCTAACCCGTCTAACCCCCGTTACATTACGGACGATAAGTTCAAGCAACTAGTAGCGTCTATTAGATCCTTCCCCCAAATGCTAGAATTACGTCCCCTTGTAATCGACGAGAATAATACAGTTCTCGGCGGAAATATGCGTCTAAGGGCTTGCATAGAAGCCGGCCTTTTAGACGTTCCCGTTAAGCAAGTAATGAACTTTACTAAAGAACAAAAGGAAGAGTTTATTATTAAAGATAATCTAGCCTTCGGCGCTTGGGATTGGGACACTCTAGCGAACGAATGGTCCGTTTCCGCCCTCGTAGAATGGGGATTAGATTTGCCTACCTTTGACAAAGAAGTACCGGAACCAAAAGACGAGACTAACGTTAAGGAACCGATAAATTGCCCGAACTGCGGGTTTAATCTTTAACTTTGCGCTATGACAAATAATGACATATTAAAAAAGAATATGATAGAAGCCCTAGAAAAGTCTCTAGGAATAGTTACTACGGCTTGCCGAATGGTAGGTATGTCTAGGGAAACCCACTATCGTTGGCTAAAAGAAGACGAGGCTTATAAAGAGGCAGTAGAAGGGATAGCAGATATAGCGTTAGACTTTGTAGAAAGTAAACTCCATAAACAAATAGAGGAAGGCGAAGTTTCGTCTACTATCTTTTACTTAAAGACAAAAGGTAAGAAAAGAGGATTTGTAGAGAAACAAGAAATAGAACACTCCGGAAATATGCAAGTAACTTGGAACGAAGAGAAGACTTACGAAAGTAAAACGAGTTCCTTATAATCCAAATATGAAGCTAACAGTAAAGCAGACAATCGCTTTAGACTATTTAGAGGACAATATAACTAACGAAGTATTATTCGGCGGAGGAGCCGGAGGCGGTAAAACTGCGCTTGGGTGCTATTTCCAAATTAAACGCAGATTAAAATATCCGGAGACTAGAGGACTAATAGGTCGAGCGGTCTTAAAGACACTTAAAGAAACTACTTTAGTTTCCTTTTTTCAAGTAGCTAAAATACAAGGACTAGTAGCTAATCAACACTACCGTTATAACGGGCAATCAAACCAAATAGAGTTCTTTAATGGTTCCGTAATCTTACTAAAGGATCTATTCCAATACCCTAGCGATCCAAACTTTGATGAGTTAGGATCGTTGGAAATAACCGACTCATTTATAGACGAGGCTAATCAAGTAACCGATAAGGCAAAGAATATCGTTAAGTCTAGGATTCGTTTTAGGCTAGACGATTATAACCTAATCCCGAAACAGTTATACACTTGTAACCCCGCTAAGAATTGGACCTACTCGGAGTTTTATAAGCCGGACCGAGACGCAGAACTAGAACCAAATAAAAAGTTTATTCAATCACTAGTAGACGATAATCCCTTTATTTCTAAGCACTATAAACAAAACTTATTAACTTTAGACAAAGAAAGTAAGGAGCGTTTACTGTTTGGTAATTGGGAGTATTTATCCGATCCTTCAAGCCTTATAGACTATGATAAGATTATTAATAGCTTTAGTAACGATTTTGTTAGTAGCGGCGATAAGTATATTACTTGCGACGTTGCTCGGTTTGGTAGCGATAGTACTGTTATCGGTGTATGGAGTGGCTACCGCGTTAAGGTTTATAGGTACTCTAAGAAGTCGATAGTAGAAGTAGCGCAGATCGTTAGACAATTAATGGCCGAGAACTCGGTCCCTATTTCTAACGTACTACTAGACGAAGACGGAGTAGGCGGGGGAGCGGTAGATATACTAGCTTGCAAGGGATTTGTAAATAATAGTTCTCCCCTAGAAAACCCTATAAGCAGAACAAAGGATAACTTCGACAACTTAAAGAGCCAATGTTATTTTAAGTTAGCCGAGAAGATTAATAGCGACGAAATATATATAGATTGCCCTTCTAACTTTAAACAAATGATCGTAGAAGAGTTAGAGCAAATAAAGCAAAAGTCAGTAGATAACGACGCTAAAAAAGGGATTATCCCAAAAGATAAAGTAAAGCAACTTATAGGAAGGTCCCCCGATTTCTCGGATATGCTAGCTATGAGAACTTGGTTCGAGTTTAAGCCGAAGTTTGTCGTCGGCGTTTGGTAAATAAAAATTCTTAACTTTGAATAAATATTCTATTATGGGGTTATTTGATATATTCACGAATAAAAAGACACTAGACACAGTTCTACCTCCCAATTTTAATACTGCGCAACAAGTAGCAATCCAAAGAGGGATCGTTACTTGGCAAGGAGGTAACCAACAAGCCTACGTAAGAGACGGCTATCAAGCTAACGACATAGTTTACTCAATTATAAAACTAATAACGGACAAAGCAAAGCTAGCGCCGTTCCACGTTTATAAAGTAGTAGACGAAGTTTCGTCTAAGCGTTATAAGGCTTTAATGAAGCAACCCGATAAGATAACTAATTGGCAAGAAGTATCCGACCTACATACAAAGGCCTACGAAATGTATACCGGAGACGCACGTCTAAACGAGTTACTAAAA